CAAATAAATGTGTGCCTTGAAATTGTGGTGTATCCATTGTTTATCCTATTGCTGTTATTTGTAATCTAGGTTTAATAAATTGATTGGTTGCAGCCCCATCCCAATAACGTGTTCCACCAATCTCTACCCTATTACTAGTGCCATAAGACCTTCCTTGTATTTTAATTTCTTTTAAAGCAGTCCAGCTAGTAAATTGAGCATCATCTATGTTATCATCTCCAGCGTTACATTGTATAGGTATTCTTTGTGTAAAAATCCCTTGTATTAAAGTATTTGCACTAATACTTATTTTAGCATTGGTAACTTCTACACTGTCAATATATGACCTAAAATGACCAATAGCATGACTATCAACAGCAGATACTTGCATAGTAAATTCATAAAGCACCGTTTTTGTTCCCACTGGTGGAATGTAACTTATCTTAGAGCCTTCAATATCCACATAAGTTGTATTTGCAAGTGTTTGAGTAGCAGTTACAGTTTCTAGCGTATATGTTCCGCTTAACACAGAAAAGGAACTACCATTACAAAAACCACTAAATGTTTCTAAAATCCTACCAGTGCCTTTAGTATTGTCTTGCAACAGGAGATTATCTACTTTTAAGGTACTCATGCTAAATCTCCAATTGCAATATAAGAATTTCCGTTACTATCGTCTAAAGTTCCGCTTGTGTTTGTAATTCTTAAACTTATTGAACTGGCAGGATGAAGATTAGCGGCCGTATCTGCTACACCTGTACCTGTTCCATTACTAACTATTAGATTAGTAGAAAATCCTGCAGATGCGTGTTTAGCTCCCCCAGAAAAAGCATTGGTGTACGTAAAACTAGCTAATCCTACTCCACCGTCAACCATAGAAGACATATTAAGACTATGATTGATAGCATTTGAAGAATGATTTTGAAAAAAAACAAATGCTTTTACTAACCCCTGCTCAAGATTTACTGTGGTCGTACTGTCTGTAGCATGACCAGCAAGAACAGTCATAGTGTTAGCAGTGGTTTTACCTTTGAGATTGTCTACTCTAAGGGTACTCATGCTAAATCTCCTAGTACAGCAGTATTCATTTGCTTAGTATCTACTGTAGTAAAGTTATAATTAGCGTTTCTTAACGTGCTTACTCCACTGGTAGAATCTGGAGTTGCGTCAGTTCTAACTGTGTTAGATTGTATAAAATCACTTTGTCCACCCATAGCAACAATACAATAAGCGTCATTATTCATGTTGTTAGTAAACGTATAAGAACCCAATCCTGTACCATCATCAGATACACTAGCTACATTAAAACTATCTGTAGCTAAACCATCTGTTTGATTTAGTTTTACCCAAGCCTTTGCCGCCTGTTGCTTAGTGAGCGTAACAGGTGACGTACCATTTTTTGCCGCAATTGTATCTACATTTAATACGCTTGTCATACTATGCTCCAATATCCATTAACAGTAACTGTAGCACATTGTGTGATAGGACCTGCTGACATACCATTCTCATCACTGTCTATTGTAAGGTCATTGCTTATTGTCTGACCATTAAGACGTATGATACTGTTGTTACCTTTGAAAGGATAGCGTGTATCTGATTCAGTTTTGGTGTATGTACCCTGCACATTGAACACATCATAGACAACCATTTCAAGAACATCATTGCCTTGTGCGCCAGTTGTAAGCGTTACAGTTGTACCGTTTGTTGCCGCATAATCTGTGGTAGGTTTGAGTAACACACCATTCTGGTACACATCCATGTACATACCATCTGTATATACGAGTGTATTAGAACTGCTGTCACTGCCTGAGAACGCTGTCTGCCCATCTGTAGCTGTATACAGGTATCGTGTTCTTACACCGTTTGTTGGACTTTTTCCTATATATGGCATTTTGTTATCCTATGTTTTCATTCCATAAACTGTTACTTTAGAATGAGAAGCTAAGTTTCCTGAACTAACAAAAAAACGGACACCACCAAAAGTTTTAGTTTCATCTACATAACCACCTTGCACAGTAAAACCTTCTGGAGTGCTACCATTGTTATGATAAAAAGAATGACATAAATATTGAACAGGGAAAGAAGTAGTGTTAGTCGGGCCTATTGTCATCTCAAAAGAGATGCCTTTTTCATTTGTAGAACTACCTACTGTGTTAGATAATCTCATGTGACTATCGGCTGAATCAATTACGTTAGCACTAGACCCTATATATCTTCCACCTACCCAATGATAATCACTAGCCCCCTCTACTATAGAACCCCCACTATCAAAAAATTTCATTTCAATGTACTGAGCATCTGTTACGTTAGCCAACACACCTACAAATCTGTAATAGTCAAAGCTACTTGCGCTAAGAGTTATATCCATATTAGCAGTTGCTTCTGAAAGAGATGTTGTGCTTTGAAATATTAATCCATAAGCACCATCTTCTAGTCCAGAAGTTCTAACTTGTGTTAGTGCCATAGCTTACTCCTTATGCGTATGGGCTAGTTCCTAGTAAACTTGTATCCCAAGCGGCTTTAAGTTCAGCAATCGTTGTTGCATCTGTGATAGCTTGTGCGGCAGGAGCGTTACGAAGATTTGTTTTCTTTGTAACTGATGCGGCTTTTGCTGTTGCATCATCTGCTTCCAATGCTTTCATGTACACAACGTCCTCTGCTTCAAGTAGAGGCGCACGAACTTCTCTTATCTTATCTTTAAAAATTGTTTTTGCGGTGTCTAGGTCTTCTGATATTACGCTACCAGAAAGTGTCCAAGCACCACGAAAGTGTCTATCTGAAGGTACGGTAACACTAGCGGAATTAGCTTGATTACCGTCCTTATCAACAATGTAAGTTGTTACAGCCATTTTATTACTCCTATAGTTTAAGCGGCTTCTTTTTCAACGGTAACTTCTTCGCTGATGCGCCAAGAGTTACGCCATTCTCTAGTTGCAGGAAGTTGGTTCTTCCTACAGATAACCATCTTTGGACGATTACCTTCATCCCAATTCTTCCAGACATGCTCTGGCACATCTTTCTGAATTAGATATTCTATTGCCTGTTCTTCAGTCATAGCTTCCATTGGTTCTGTCTGATGTAACAGATATCCACGAGTATGTTTCTTGAAGTCAGGTTGTGCTTCATCTTTTTTTAATTCCCAATATACCCATACTGGTGGAAGTATACCACCCTGTAAAGCACAAGCCATCCAGTTTGGGTCAGGCACAAGTATCTTTGCACATTCGTCAATGCTATCTTCATATACTACACGGTAGTCTGATTGTACTCCGTCTAAGTTTTCTTTCGCCCAACATAATCTGTCAAATAAATGTGTGCCTTGAAATTGTGGTGTATCCATTGTTTATCCTATTGCTGTTATGAATAATTGAGGTCTATGAAACACATTTGTTGCAGTACCATCCCAACTTTGAGTATTATGAAGCATCGTCTCATTATCAGAACCATATTCTCTTACTTGTACTTTTAAAGTTTTAGCGGTTGTCCAGCTTTCTAATCTGCCCGTTGTACCAACGTCCGCAACCCCCCCAATAGGAATCACCCATTTAAAACTATACGTTCCTGAAAGGTATTGAGAACCATAAGTAACTCTCGCATCAGTTACTTCATCGTCATCTATGTAAAATCTATGATGAGATAAAACATTAGTATCTACATGAGAAGCTTGGAAAAACGCTTCATATATTACTTGTTTTGTACCTTCAGGGGGTAAGTAAGTAATTGAAGAACCTGTTTGGTCAACATAACTAGTGGTTAAATTTTGCACGGACGTTACGTTTTCTAAAGAGTATGTACCACTAAGTGTAGTAATGGATTGACCATCACAAATACCACCAATCATTTCAAGTATTCTACCAGTGCCTTTAGTATTATCTTGCAACAGGAGATTATCTACTTTTAAGGTACTCATGCTAAATCTCCTAATACCTGCATACAAACAGGCAATCTATCAACAACAGCATTGTTATCAGGTCTTACAATAGCCGTTTCTACTGAAGTTGTTAGTATTGTATTATCTAAATTATTACCGCCACTACTATGAATTACAAAGACACCTGTACTTGCACCGTTTCTACCTTCAGTAGTACCTACAAACGAACTTTCTGTATTTGCCATATTGTTTGTGAAATTAAATCTATAAACACCTGTACCTACATCGGTTGCTGTACCCACATTAAAGCTACCAGCAAGAGTTGTACCTGAACCGTTATAATTAGCCCACGCTTTTGCCAACCCCTGCTCAAGATTTGTTGTGGTCGTACTGTCTGTAGCATGACCAGCAAGGACAGTCATAGTGTTAGCAGTAGTCTTACCTTTGAGATTGTCAACTATAAAGGTACTCATGCTAAGTCTCCGTGCCAAATAATACACGCCATATCGTTATCAAAAAAATCAGAGTTGGCTTGATTTGTAAACATAGTTCTTGTTCTATGCGAACCAGTTGCCCAAGTTAAACCTTTTATAGCGTAAACACTGCTATCATTGAAATCATTATCATCAACTCCAAATGAATACATATATCTAGCATCTGACCATGAATTAGTAAAATTAGCAGTAAAATCACCTAATCCGTTGTCTGTAGATGAACTCACATTAAAACTTTTGTGCATAGTCGTAAGGTCTTGGTCATGGTGTTGGTACGCTTTCGCTGCATCCTGCTTAGTCAACGTAACTGGACCACCAGCAGATGTTTGTATCGTTGTTACTTTTAATGTACTCATATTATCACCAACGTACCGCCATCTTCTACTTGAAGAGTGACACTAGAGTTAACTGTAATAGGACCTGTAGCACTTGCATTTTCTGCACCACCTATTGTTACATCTGAACCAACTGTCTTATCGTTCACACGAAACATACCACCACCTATAAAACTACTTCTGTTAGCAGTTGGTGGTGATACAGTAGCTATGCTAAGACCAAGAAAGTTTACAAAGATATTACCAGTACCAGTTGAAGGTGCTGTGCTAAAGCTAAGTGTTGTACCACTTACGCTGTATTTATTTGTGTCCTGAATAACACCATCTACAGAAACAAGTATATCTTCATCTGCACCTACTGTGCGAGATAAAGTAAAAGATGTGGTAGAAGCATCACCATTAAATCGTTCTACTACAGGTACATCTACAAAGTTTGCTGTGGGTGTTCCACCAATGTAAGGCATACTATATATCCTTATGTAATATCAAGATGACTAAGAACGACATCAGCAGATGAAGCTGTATCGGATGTTACTTTAATTGTATCACCCGGTTCAAGCACTACCTTTTGGTCGCCACCAATTACTACTAATGTGCCACCTACAGGAATAGGTGCATCTTTTACAAGAAACACTTTATCCTCTGAACCACTAGTTCTATTTGAAGCATCTAGTTCAACATCAACAAGTATCTGTGATGTTACTCTATTTGCTACACTTAAACCAATTATAGTAGATTCAGTAGATGCGCCACAAGTAAAAACGGTAGCAGTGCTAGTGCCTATTTCTTTATCTGTCTCTGATAAGAAAGCATTTGCCATTTTACTTACTCCTAACTGTGTATAATTATATCATACTTTGAATGATTTGTCAAGCAATATTTAACCTAATGCTATAGCAAATGCTAAAGCGGCAGGGTCTGTTTCTGTTACTGTGTATGTAACACGTCTATTAGATGCATCAAATGATACACTAGCAGAGCCACCAGCGGCAAACTGTAGCCCTGTAGAATTAGTTGCTGTAAACTGCGTAGCGTTACTAGAGTTTTCAATTGGTAATGACGTTGTTGAAGAAGTAATAAAACCACTATCGTTATTAAATCCTGACAAGTTAATGTTAGCTTTAGTGAGTTTTTTCTGAGCGTTAGATGTATCTACAACTACAAAGAAGTCACCATCGCCATCGCTAGTTGATGTTGTCAACTCTGACAAGTCTACAGCTATTGTGGCAGTACCAGAAGATGTAATAGGATTAGTGCCTGATATATCAATCAATGCACCTGCACCAAATGTAACACTTGTTACTGTACCTGATGTTGTCGTAAAACCACTATCGTTATTAAATATAGATAAGCCAATTTCACTAGCGGCTTTACGTCTATCTGCTCCATTATCAAGAACAATAAATTCATCTGTACTTACCATAGTCGCAGTCATGTCTGTAAGTTCAGATAAATCTACAGCTAATGTTACAGCACCTGAAGAACCACCACCTGATAAACCAGTTCCTGCTGTTACACCAGTAATGTCACCTGTATTTGTTGTGTAGCCAAAACTTTCAATTCTGTCATTAATTGCGGCACTAGTCATCAATGTAGTGTCGTTATCAGCAAATGATTCAGAACTTGTTGTTAAAGCTGCTCCAGCAAGTTGGCTAACAGTTATACTACCAAGCGTACCACCTAATGTTAAATTGCCACTAGTTGTAACTGTACCAGTTAGAGTAATACCATTGACACTACCAGTAGTTCCGACAGAAGTTACAGTACCTGTATTTGTAGTAAAGCCACTGTCATTATTAAAACCAGAAATAGCAATATTGCCTTTGGTTAATTTTTTCTGTGCATTTGCACTGTCAACAACTACAAAGAAATCTCCATCTGCATCAGATGTAGAAGTTGTTAATTCTGATAAATCAACATCAATTGTTGGGGTAGCTGTTTCACCTGAATTATTTTGAAGGTCTATTAAATTACCTGCTACTAAACTTGCTACATAGTTACCTGTAGTTTTTGTTCCTAAAGCAACAGCATTATTGGCAATACCTGCCGCACCTATTTGTGGTCCTTCACCTGTCGTGCCATCGTGACTGTGACCTGTACTTGCGTTAAAGGCGGCAACGATTGCATCAAACTCTCCATCTAAATCCGAAGCATTAATTACGTTACCGTCAGCAATATTATTGCCTGTATCATTACGAGTATAACCTGTACCCATATTTATCTCCTATCGTTTACTGCATACTCTAATGTTGCCGAATCTATTGAGAACACTGCGTCTGTTCCTGAACCTGTTGTTTCATACAACAAAGATACTGTAAAACCTGAACCAATTGTTTGCACTTCATATATAGCTTTCTGTTTATTACCAAACAAGGATGTGCCATATATACCTTCACCAAATGTTACTGAAGCGGCAGAATCAGTTGTAAGCACTGAGTCAGGTTGTATTACTGTTGGTTGGTCAAAGTCAAACTTTAGTGAGTATTCTAAATCAAACGCTCCATTAACATCTAAATATGTAGTACCCTTATAAAATGTCTTACGCACTTCTGGGTCAGATATTGGTGTAAATGGTGTAGCAAAAGTAGCATTTATATGTGCGCCATCTTGCGTATTACCCTGCTCCATCTGATATACAAACCCTGTAGCATTGGCAAAGTATACAACTTCTGAAGCACCTGTAGCACCAAAATCATATTCACTATACATTACATAGGCATTAAAGCCACGTAAATCACTCCATTGTATGCCATCTTCTAACTGTGTTCCACATACACCTTTTGCAGATGAATCGGCATAACTAGAGTTGTATCCAAATATTCTATACTGACTTTTTTCTCTAATAACGGTGCTTGCAAAACCGCCCGGACTTGATGAAGTTAAATCCAACATTTCTGTTTGTATTGGTTTAGATATAACAGCTAATCCAAAGTCACCAATTTTATCTGTAGCACTAAACAATCTTAAACCGTCAGGACCTAAGAATATAATATCTCCACCTACTTCCTGAATAGTATCTTCAGATACGCAACCAAGATTTCTTGAAACAGGTTGCAAATTAAAATCTGAAATACTGCTTCCTTGTAATACGTTTATTGTACTTCTACTAAAAATAATTAGTTGTTCACGGAAAACAATCAAACCTGTTATCGGGTCGCCTATATTTATAGAACCACCACCGTTAGCAATACTAAAATCATCATCTTCATATGGCGCAGAATAAACTAAATTATTACCAACTGCTAAGAATATATGGTTTTTAAAATTAATAATATGTTTAGCACCAGAAGTATCAGATGGTAGAGATGATAACTGTTCAAAAGTTGTACCGTCAAATCTAAAAGGCTTACCTGTACCATCAACAATCATTAATTTTTCAGTACCGTCAAAGTTATACTTCAAAAATCTAACTTTTCCTGAACCGCCTATTGTTACACCACCACTACTATAAGTAGCATTATCTGTAGCTTGTGTCCAAGAACTTGTAGATGCTTGACCATCACAGAAAAATAAATCATCTCCTCTGCAAGCGTATATGTTAGCACCGTATTTAACAACACCTCTCACTAAACCTGAATTACTAAGTGCAGGTATATTGGTAGAAGCACCACCTAATTTAACATAACCTTCAACTCTACGATAACCACCAAACACAGAAGGCTCAAAGTTTCTTAAAATTCTTGCAGACCCCGGTGCTTGTATACCGTGTTGATAAGGTGATAAGTTAGTAATCAATCCACCTTTAAATTCTACAGAATAGGTTTGCCATCCATCTGCCATTTATAATTGTACCTATCTATTTAATTAAATGCCGCACCAGCAGTTGCTCTTGCATCACCTAAAGAACCTGTTCCTGAAGAACGCACAATCATACTTGAACGTACATAGTGATAACGATTGATTAACATAGAACGCATATTTTTTATACCTTCTTCAAATCGTTCTTTCATTACAACTGAATCTTGTGTATTTCCTCTAAACAAATAAGCATAGTGCATTGCACCATCAATAATAATATGTTTAAATCTTTCAGGTATTACTGGTACGTCATCATGCAAATCTAAATCTACAGGTATCCTATAGTATTCATACACAACTGTATATGCTTTATCTGGGGTAGGTGTTAGAATATATTCTAAAGAAGGAGCATGCGTTGTATAAGCAGGAACACCACGTAATGCTGAGTCACTAGTGTACTCTTGATTTATAAACTTATCTAAGTATTCTTCATAAGCTAATGTAGCTAAACGCTCTGTGCTATTTCCAAGAGTAGAATTTTCTTTTATTCTAAAACTGTTAAAGTCTATTACTTTTGTATCATGTGGAAATGCGTATCGGCTAACACCAACACTTAATGTATCTTCTTGCTCTACATGATTATAAGGCCAACTATATTCTGCTTGGTTCATATATCTAATAGAAGCATTAACTGCATCTTTTGCATGAGCATAAAAACCTGTAGCACTAGCAAAGTTACTTGTTGTTAATTCTACTTCGTTGACACGTCTATTAATTTCATTAACAAGTTCTAAAAAATCGTATGCCATTATTTCTCTCTTATTACAAGTTTAACGGTACGTTCTGCTACGCTTGCTGTATTATCCGTTACAGCACAAGTAAATGTGTATTCCCTATTTAAAACACCACCACCTATATTTATAGTAGCAACAGTGTTTGTATTTGTTTGAGATACATTTTGTATGCTATCTGTTACAGCACTACTTGAAGCAGTTGTTAAAGTTTGTCCAGCGGCTAAAGTAGTTTTACCTATTTCAGAAGTTTGAACAGACCATACGACACTGCTAATTGTATTACTGCCAAGAAACCTTGACCAATCTATGCTGTAATCTAGTGTTTCATCTGGGTCTTTAACAGGCCAACGAAATGACATTTATATCTCCTATGCAGCTTTTGAGGCTCTTGCTCTTCTTTCTGCGGATGTAGAAAATCTTTCTACGTAAACTTTTCTTATTTCTCTTTGTACATAAACAGTTCGTTCTGATGCAGTTTGTGTAAAACCTTCTACGTAAACAGTTCTAAATCTATCGTATGCATCTTTAACTGCTTCAAAATCAAATGTTACACCTGTTGCTGTAACTGTTCCTGCATTACCTGTTCCAGAAATACTAGCAAGTAACTCTAAAACATTTACTTTTAGTGTACCTATTGCGCCTGTAGCTTGAACGCTTTCTAATACCTCTGTAGGTTTCTCTTCAAATGTTCCTACAGCACCTGTAGCTTCAACACCTTCTAATCCTGCGGCAGTATTTGCTTGAACCGAACCGATAGCACCTGTTGCTGATACCGAAGCTAATGCTTCTGATGTTCTTGCCTCTATTGTGCCTAAACTTAATGTAGCACTTAAACCTACAATGGTTGGTGTTACACCTACACCTACGCTACCTGCCGCACCTGTAATTACCTGAGTAGGTAGTTTTTCTGCGATGTTTTCTTTTGATGTTCCTATTGAACCTGTAGAACTTACACCGCTTATTAAACCTGTTGTATTTTCAGTTGTTTGTCCTATTGAGCCTGTAGCTTCAACACCAACAAGTATTTCAGTAACGTCAATTTCAAATACGTTAAGTGTTACTGGATTAATAGCACCTGTAGCACTTACACTAGAAATAACTATAGTTACATCACCAGCTAGAACAGTAACGTCACCTACAGCACCTGTTGCAGTCACACCTGTTGCTATAATCTCTGTTACATTAGGTTGAACAGCAGGTGTATTTGATGTTCCAGCTACTCCACCAAGACTAGCAGTATTTGCTATTGTAAATGTACCAACACCACCAGTAGCACTTACACCAGTTAGTATTTCTGTTGGTTTATCTTCTAAAGTACCGATAGCACCTGTTGCTAATACACCACTAAGTGTAGTATCTATGCCTACACCAAGACTTCCTGCGTTACCAGTTGCTGATACACTAGCAAGTATTTCAGTAATATTTTCTACTGGTGTACCAATACTACCTGTAGCACTTACACCAGTTAATGTTTGTGTAGCTTTTCCTGTCGCAGTAACAGTGCCTACAGAACCTGTAGCACTTACACTATTTAATATTTCTGTTGGTTTATCTTCAAGTGTTCCTACTGCACCAGTAGCTGATACACCAGTATTTATGGTAACAAAGAATAAACCATATTTAGCCGTACCGTAAACCGCACTCCCATAGTTAGCTTGATTTATAGTAACGGACATACCGTATTACTCCTTATGCTATGCGAATAATAGCAGTAGAAGCACCTGCGGCAGGAAATTCAATAGTTAAGTCACCAGCAGTAGCACTTACTGTTCCACCAAAATCTATAACTGCAATTGCTTTATTTGATGCAGATGAATTATATATAATACATCCATCAGCAGATACAGTTACGTCTGAAAATACTTCATCTGCAAAATCAACTATCGCTGTTGAACCAGATAATGAAATAGAAGCACTATCTAAGTTTTGACCACCAGCAGAGTATCCAGTTCCAGATGCCTCATCTGAGTTACCAGTTACGTCTGAATAGTTAGTTGTTGATGCGTTGTATGTTCCTGACATTGATGATTTAATAAGAGCAAGTTTAATAGTGTGTGTATCTAAATCATGGATACCACCTAATAACTCCTGTTTGAAACTATTGCACATTGCAGTTGTAATAGCCATTTATTTCTCCGTAATTTTAGAGTAAAAGGGGCAAGTTTCCCTGCCCCCTATTTAAGTTAAGCAAGTGTATCTCTATCTACTTCATCAGCAGACATATCACCTTGGTCACTGACATCCATCAGAATTGCGTACACACGGATTTTACCAGCAGTAAATGATGCACCACTACCAGCAAGCAACACGTCAATAGTGTCAGATGAGGTAGATGCAGTCAAACCTGTGATAGCAATTTGTGGAGCATAATCACCATCTGAAGCACCATCAATATCAAAAGTTGCAACAAACTCATCAACGTCACCACCTGTAAAACCAAGTGATGCAGTTGCATCTGTGCCAGTGTTCTGAGTTGCAGAATTTACAACTTGCAAACCAGCGGCAAGAATAAGAGTGTCTGCTGGAACTGTAATAGCTTGAATAGTATCTCCGTTAGGATTAATGCTATTTGCAGTTAAATCAATTACATTATCAATGTAATATGCATTACGACCACGCTGGGAGTTACCAGAAGCGGCTTTTAAAACAGCAGTAATGTTCGCCATCGTTCAATCTCCCTTACGCTAAACAGTATGCCGCAGTGACGATTGCTTCAGGACGAAGAATCTTGCGACCATACAAGTGCATACCACGAACAATGTCAGCAAAGCTGTCAGGGTCACGGTAAGTTTCAGTCTTATTAATCTGCTCTGCAGTTGCAACAGCAGAAGAATGACCAGCCACGATTACTCCCATGTTGGAAGAGTTAACACCACCTGTTGTAGCAGGACCTGTACCTAGTGAAGGTAGGTTGTTTGAAGTGTAAACTTGAAAACCATGTAGGTTATTAATAACAAGACCATTTTGAAGTCCAGAACCACCGAAGTCTGAATTTAGAAGACGTGAGTCTTCGTCCTTTAGAACCTCAATAAATACTGGGTCAAGAACAATCCAACGTCCTTGGGTGTCTACATTTTGCTGGTCAAGTAGACGTGACATACGTGCAAGAATTTGCAACGGAAACGCATTACCAGCAGTAGAAGACTTAGCGGCAGTTGCTCCACCAGCACGAGGCTCTATACCGATACAGCTATTAGCTGCACCTGCTGTACCAGAAGTGTTAGTAAAGTCTGACGCATCCAAAGACATGGAAGCTAAAAGTTCAGCACCAACTAAGTTTGAACCGCTAGATGCAGTTGAAACAGCTTTAGCACCATTAACAGTTGTGTTAACAGTGTCAGCAGCCCCATGAATTGCAGACTGTTTGAAACCTGACAAGTAGCCAAGAACGTCTTGGTCAAACTGGTCAGCCAAACGGTATGCCGCACGGTCTGATGCTATCTGTTGGAAGTTCACATGTGAATGTGCTTCTTCAATGTCATCAACCTTAAATGCAAAGTAGTTAGCTTTGTCAATGGTTAATGAGAAGTCCTCATCGTCAAGGTCTTGTGGTGTAATTGTTGTACCACGTGAGTAAGCCTTAACGGAGATTTCGGGTTCTTTGATAATCTTAACAGAATCACCCATATTTGCAATCTCACCGAAATAGTCGGAGTTTGTGATTGCTTCAGCAACGGCAGACTTGCGGAAAGCAAGTTGTACCTGTTTGCTGTAAATAACAGGGCTAAAATTACCGTTAGGAAGATTACCATACCCAGCAGCAGTAGTAAATGCCATGATATGTCTCCTATGTTATTAGCATTATGTTACAGATACAAACTCACAAGACTATTAGAGGCTGATTTCGTTGGGTGTGTATTCAGTAAAGGTGCGCTCCTAAACTTTCAACAGGCCAAGTTAATCAGGTAATCCGAAGAGTTGTTCGTTTGCTGATTGTGTGCAAGCAGTTAGCTAGACAACTTGCACTATTGACTATAGTTATACTTACAAATAACTATTTGTCAACTGTTTTTATCTAGCAGAGCCAGATATATCGTATATGAATTTGCCAGAACGGATTGCTTCCATTATTTCATCTGACTTTTTTTCATATTCTTGTGCTGACATCTTTTGGACATCAGATTCTTTTAGGTATGAACTAGCCTCACTTTCTTGTGGCTTAGTCCGTGTATTCTTCGTAGAAACCGCTTCAGCAGCACCCTTGCCATTTTTGCTTGGTTTCTCCTTGCCAATATTTCTATCTGCTTTGTATAAGTCAATGGCTCGTGCGGCAGACCTTGCATCATTTTCATTTTCGTATAGTGCCTCCTGCACCCATTTAGGTTGTTCATCTGCCCACTCGTGAAAATCATCACTGTCTCTAATTTCACCAAAGTCAGGATGTAATCTCATCAGTTCAGCTTCTGCTTTTTCTTTTGTAGCTGACAATTGCATTTCGTCAATTGCTTTTACTCTTTCTTCTAATTCTACAGATTGCTCTCTAGCTTTTTTCATAGCAATTGTTTCTACTATTGCCGCAACATCTGGATATTCTTCTGCCCATTTCTCAATGTCTTCATCCGACTTAGGCAGTTTCATTTCTTTTTTAGTTGCTTCAGATAGCTGACGTTTAAGATTTTCTAATTCTACTTTAAATTCTTCAGCTTGCTTTTGTTGATGCCTACGTAAGTCAGAGTATCTTTTCTTAAAAGTTTTTTCTTCTGCGCTAGTAGGTTCTTCTTCTTTAGGTTCAGTAGCTTCTTTTTCTACTTCACCTTTTTGTTCTTTAATCAGTTGCTCTAATTCTGCCTCATCACGTTTTCTACGTTCTTCTTGTGAATAAGGTTTAGTTACAAATGCTTTTTTTTCTTGTGGCTTCATTTCTTCTGCCATGATTGTGTCAGACATACTATGTCTCCTATGCTGGGGCTAACCGTAGCCACTGTCGGGTGGGGGATTAGGTAGCCAACATATCTAGCCGGTTAACGTGTTGCTAGTCCACGTTTACGAGGTTTAGGTGTGGCCTTCAATTCCCCAAAATTAGC